GCTGGCGGTGCAGTAGCGGCAGGCATTGGAGCGATTGTTTATAAAAAGTACAAAGACTTTGAAGAAACTGGCATTGCTTCCGCTATGGACGAATACGGAAATGAAATTAGCCGTAGTTTCAGAGTAAAAAACAGCGATAATGGAATTGAGCCAGAAGATAGGATAACAAATGCTCATGCTTGGGTTGAAAGTAATGATGTCATTGGTTTGAAAGACTATGGCGGCACTGCTGGTGACAGTGGTGGTAAGTCTAAAGGTAGGGGTGGCGGTGGTGGCGCATCAAGCGTCAATAAAGCGGAACAGTCTGCCGCAAAAATGAAACAGATACTTGCGGATTTAAACAAGGAAACCATTAATCTTAATGGACATACAACGGCCTACGAAAAAGTTATGGCGCAGGCTACGGAAAAAATCGCAAGTCAGGAAAAAGAAATTGTAAAGGCGCAACAGCTTGGCATAGATGTTTCCGAAGTCAGAAATGCACAGTTGGAATATCAACTTGCAATGGAGCAAAAAGCAACCGAAGCGTTGCAAGACGAACAGCTTAAATACATGAAGTTGGACGAGGATGCCGCTAATCGCATTTTTACTATGGGCGGTACAATGGAACAGCAACGTGAAGTGCTTGGTCAGCGGCTTGAAGCACATAAAGCATATCTTGAAGAACTGTTGTCTGCCGAAATTGAAAACAAGGAACGCAGGGCGCAGTTACAGGCAGAATTAGCATCTGTGCAGAAACAGATTAATGACAATTCTGTATATGAGTTTAAGTCTGGTTGGCAACAGGCATTGAACGAATTAGCTAATCAGCAGATGAACTTTAAAGACCATTTTACGTCTGCGTTTTCATCCATTGAGGGAAGTTTGGTTAGCCTTGTGTCTGGTACAGAATCGGCAAAAGATAAATTCAAGAAATTCTGTGAAGATATTACAAAGACGATTCTGCAAAGCATGGCGCAAATTATCATCCGCGGTTTGATTACACGGGCGATTATGGGCGCAATAGGTATGGCGACCGGCGGCATTGCTAACAGTCCGATAGCCGGTGCCGGAAGTTTTACTTCATCGTGGGGCGACATTGGCGGTTCTATATTGTTTTCCGGGCATAAAGCTAAAGGCGGCCCTGTAAAATCTGGCGGCACATATCTTGTCGGTGAGCAAGGCCCGGAGCTGTTGCAGATGGGCAGTCAGTCTGGCAGAGTGTTCAACAATCGGCAGACTAACAGCATGATGAGTGGCGGTATTGAAAATGTAAAAGTCGAAGTCGTTAATCAGTCTGGACAGGAAGTAAAAAGCAAAGATGCCAGTGTCCGCTTTGATGGAAAGACAATGATCATATCTACCGTGATTGAAGCGGTGAACAGTAACCAAATGGGTTTACGCACTATGATTAAGGGCGTGGCTACAACGTAAGCCACGTTCTTTTCTTTTGGAGGTAACTATGGATTTCCCAAGTACGATTCCGGCTCCACAATATCCAATGGATTATGAGTCAGAAGATAATTCTATTAAAACAACTTTTGAAGATGGTACTGTACAAAGCCGTTTAAAGTTTACACGTAGCAGAAAAACGTGGAAATTGACGTGGAAAAACTTAAAACAAAATTATTTTTCTATACTGGATAACTTTGTTGTAAACATTGCAAAACATTCTGCGAACCGATTTAATTGGGTAAATCCAACAAACAACACAACGTATCTTGTTATCTGCACAAAATACAACGCAAAAATTGTGACAGTGGATCAGTGGGATGTTGATTTGGAATTGCAGGAGGTATAACTATGCTTTCTATTTCTGCAATATCTAAAGCAGAAAAAAACAAATTATCTACAGATAGCTGTTTTCTTATCCTGTTAGAAATCCGTTTACAAAACACTGTATATATCTGCTACAACAACGAGGACGTTACGTGGAAGGGGCAGTTGTATCAGGCGTTCCCTTTTAAGATTGGCGAGGTATCAGAAGATAGTGATGGTAGCGATCCCAACGTGCAGTTACAGGTAAGTAACGTAGCACAGGGTATGCAGTGGTATGTAGAAGAAAGCGGCGGCGGCGTAGGTACGGAAGTTATCTTACGTGTCGTAAATTCTATGAACATGGAAGGTGACGCTGACCTTGAAGAATACTTTACTGTGTTGGATTGCAAGATTGACGAACAGTGGATTAGCTTTACGCTTGGCAATGCGTACAGCGCACGTACACGCAGACCGATAGACAGATATATGAAGAACAACTGCCCGTTTGCTTATAAAGGTTTGCGCTGCGCTTACAATGGCGAAATTGAAACGTGCAAGCATACATTGGAAGATTGCAGAGCGCATAATAACAGCGCACGTTTTGGTGGATTCCCTGGCATAGACCAAAAGGGGGTATACGCTAATGTTTGATGATTTAATCGGAGTGCCGTTTAAGGATAAAGGACGTAGCATGGAAGATGGTTTTGATTGCTACGGCTTGGTAAAAGAAGTGTACAGACGGTACGGCTATCATATCCCTGAATATGACGACCAGTACAAAAGCTATAACGATATGTGCAGAATCAGCGAATTGATACAGGGCAACACAAAGCATTATCCGTGGAAAGAGATAGCAGAGCCGAAAGTGCCTTGTCTTATTGCTATTCGTTTCGGTTCTCCTGATGGAGTGGTCAACCATACGGCGGTTTATATTGGCAGCGGTAAATTTATACACACAAGAGAACGTGTCGGTGTCTGCATTGACAGGATCAGCAATCCGGCATGGCGCAGAGTCATTGTCGGTTTTTATGAATACATGGGAGATAAAGAATGATAACACTGGTTATTGTTACGAATCCTTTTTCGCCGCAGGACGGCAGGACAGTATCGCAAATTGAATATAACGGTACGCTTGGGGAACTGCTGACGCAGAACACTATAGAGGGCGTTGACCTGCAAGCTACCGTCAATGGTTATACGGTAGAAAACGAAACAAAAATCCATGACGGCGATTTTGTTGTTATTTATCCTGCTATTGAAAAAGGCGGCAAAGGCGGCAAGGGTATCTTAGGTATCATTGCCGCTGTTGCTTTATCTGTAGTGTCGTTTGGTATTGTCGGTGGTGGTTGGTTAGCATCCAGTGGGTTCTTTGCAGCAGGACACTTGGGCGCATATATGGCGGCAGCGGCAGTAATGTTCTTGGGTTCTTCCCTGATTGGAAGAATGATGGGACAGAACATTGACACAGGTTCGTATGATGCAAAGAACGAGCCGACCTATTCCTGGGGCGGCGTACAGACAATGGAAGGGCAGAACAACGCTATATCCTTGACCTATGGCAAGGTAAAAAGCGGCGGTCAGACCATTGGCAAGTTTGTATCTGCACAGAATAATGACGAATACTTAAACTGGCTGATAGCGGCAGGCGAAGGGCCGCTGAACATCACAGATATTAAGCTGAACGAAAATCCTGTTGAAAACTATGAAAGCGTAACGTGCGAAATTCGGAACGGAACGAATGACCAGTCTGTTATTCCGTATTTTAACGATACCTATTTTACAAAAAATCTGCAATACCACATGGCGACTAAAGACCAGTGGTATGTTGATACTGCGCAGGGAACAGCAACCGAGGGACTGATTTTTAAAATTGAATTTCCAAACGGCCTGTTTCATGGCAATGATGACGGCAGTTTTTCTACCAATACTGTCACTGTTGAATTACAGTATAAATTGCAGTCAAGCGAAACGTGGTATGAGTTTGGCGCGTTTGCTATTAGCGGTAAAAGCAATAAAGCAATCCGCAAAGAATACAGGGTAGACCATATTACAGCAGGTGCATACGATGTACGGGCAAGGGTGATTTCTATAAGTCATAGCAGTGCTACCCGTGACCAAAAGGAATGCTACTGGACTGGAATTACTTCTATTGTTTATGATGATTTTATTTATCCTTGTCAGGCATTGATAGGCATTAGAGCCAAAGCAACAGACCAGTTAAGCGGTTCTCCTTCCTTGTCGTTTATGAAAGAACGGCAGACGGTATGGGTGTACAATCCGTATACGGCTGAATACGAAGAACACTTAGCCAACAATCCAGCATGGGCATGTTACGACTTACTGCATCAAGCAAGGCAGTTGAAAAATGTCAACACGAACGAAATGGAAATAGAGGTTCGTGGTGCAACAAAAGAATTAATGCGCTATGACGATTTTGCAGAATGGGCGGCTTGGTGTGACGAGAAACAGTACTACGTCAATATCGAGATAAATACTGTTGGCGAGTTGTTAGATATTGCGAATCAGAAACTTGCGCCGATAGGACACGGTTTAGTTGTGCGTTTTGGCACAAAGTACGGCTGTATTTACAACCATGTGCAGACTCCGGTACAGATGTTTGGCATGGGAAATATTGTCAGCGGAAGTTTTAACGAAGAATTTTTAAAAGTTTCTGATCGTGCTAACTGCGTTGAAATTACGTTTACTAACAAAGACGCAGGATATGAACGTGAAGTACTGACTATCTATGGCGACACATACGATTCTGACGGATATGCAAAAACCGCACAGATGACCTTTGACGGTATTACTGATTATAAACAGGCTTATCGTGAGGGCAAGTATCAGTTATACAGTAACAAGTATTTACTCCGCACTGTGACGTTTAACGCTGGTATTGATTCTATCGCCTGTACTGTGGGTGATGTTGTCATGATATCACATGATGTGCCGAAGTGGGCAAACAGTGGACGCATTGAAAGCATTGACGGCACAACGTGGGTATTACCGATAGAGTTAGAAGATTTAACGAAGTCGTATAGAATCCAGTGGAGAACACAAAAAGACAATCTGTATACAAGGGCGTGTGAAATTGTATCGTCTGCTGACGGATGGACAACGATTACAGTAAGCGGAAGTTTGCCGGAAGAAGATATGCCGCAGGCCGGAGATGTTTTTGACATTGCGGTTGCCAACATTGGCAGTAAGCCGTTTGTAGTTAAAAACATCACACGTTCGCAGGAGTTTGAGCGCACGATAACCTGCTTGGAATACAACGAGAATGTATTTGATGAAAACTACGATATTCCAGTCATTAACTACTCACAGTGGTATGGTGAGCCGCAAAACGTAACAGGACTGGTTGCTAAATTATCACAGAGTAAAGATACGTTTGGCAACAGGATAGGCAGATTAGAAGCAAGCTGGAGTATGCCTGATAACGGCGGTAAATTTACTGTGTTGTTATCTACAGACGGTGGCGAAACATGGACTATCGGAAAAAGCAATATCGACGGTAATAACTGCGAATTAGATGTATTGCCTGATACAACATATTGGATAAAGGTTATTACTGTTCTTGGCGTAAACCAAAGCACGGGAACACAGGCAGGCCCGTTATATCCTACAGGAGATGGCGCATTGCCTGTTGTGACTAATCTGGTAGGGAATACGATCTATCGTGGTGTAAAGAATGGCGAAGTACGGTATGAGATTCATCTTGTATGGGATGCACCGCTGTTAGCTAATTATCGAAATTGCGATATATGGTATAAGACTGATAACGCAAGGGCATCTGATATTTCCATGACGCAGGGTGTGGCTATCAGTGAATTAGGTTATCAGAATAGATGGCAGTATGCAGGAACAGGATATTCTGATTTTACGCTAAGTGATGTGACGACCGGCGATAGATACCGTTTTGCGGTAGTTACTAAAGATATGCTTGGAAATAAAAATCTAATCGAAATATCTCCGATGGTAACAGTAACGGCAAGCGCACGGACGGAAACGCCAAATACTCCGAACG